TATTTAAAGAACATAAAGAAATGGATACATATAAACATTTCATAATAAAAAGATGTAATCAATTCTTTAATTATAAATATAAAGGTCAGATGTATAAAATCCCTATAGCTGTTGAAAATTTAACCTTATATTCTGATGGTATGGCAGATAATAAATATACTTCTATCTCAGATACAAAAAGGCAGCTTTATTTTGGAAGTAATCCTGTCACTAAAACTATAGATATTGACACTAGAATAATGTTAACTGGTAAAACTGTATTTAGAGTTACTAGTATTAATGACTTTGAGTATAATGGCAGAGAAACAGGAGCAGATGGTCTTATTAAAGCTATTTGCTTACAAGATGCATTGATTTCAAAAGATGATACAATAAATAATATTGCTTGGAATGATTTATCTGAAAATGATAATATAATTATTCCTTTTAGTAAAATTATGGGGGATGGATTTATTAATCTAGGTGAAGAAAATGAATACAGAATAGACCATTCTCAAGGAGTCAAATGGCTCTTAGACAAGCAATACGGATATTGTGATATAATTTATCAAGATGAGAAAAGATGTGTCATACAGGCTAATACATTGGCTAAGTATTCTGGCTTAGAAGCCTTGCTATTGGCTAAAGATAAAGATATAAATGAAATAATAGATACTAAAAAAATAACACTAAGGGGGTAGATATATGAGTTTATATGGATTTCCCTAACAAGATGATAAGTAATATAGGAACAACTCTAATGTCAAATCAAGACTTTGCTAAATTTATGATTTATAATGACGAATCCAAAAAAGATATTTTATCCATGCCTGATATAAAAAATCCTGTTAAAGAGCTTAGAAATAAAAAAGTATTTCTAAATAGAAGAGTAGAAAAAGTGTTAAAAGATGCAGATATTTCAGTTTTTATAATAATGGCAGAGTATAGACCATGTACCACTGGAAGTAGAGAAATTAAAAAAACAAAGATAGAAATTGGTGTTGTTTGTCATGATGAATGCCAAAATACAGCAAATGGCTTAAGAGATGTTGCATTAGTATGTTGTATAGTTGATATTATAACTCAAAATGAGGAAATAGCTGGTATAGGTAAGATTAAGTTAGAAAATGTATATCAAATGTATAATTTAAATACTGATTATAACGGATTTGTTATAACTGTATCTGCTGAAAGTTTTGGTGATATGTAATGTTAGAGAATTATTATATTACAGGACTACCAATAGTTTTAAATAATATGATGGGTACTATATATCAACCAACTATCGAAGAACTTGTTAAACTTGATATGGTTAACTTAGAGATAGTGAATCCATTTTTAATACTTGAGAAAAGTTATTCTCAGCTATGTAACGAGGAATCATTTGAACTAAAATGTAAATATGACACTATACCCATCTTGGATTTAATGATGTTAACATCAAGGAAAGATTCTTCTGAGAAAATTGAATTACTTAGTGATAAGATAAAAAAATCTTTATCTATATTATATAAAACTGATATTAGAAATATTGAATATATGAATAATATTAAAATCGGTATTTTAATTAAATTTGATGATAAAAAGAAAAATGCTTTTATAAGTAGAGAGGATTTTGGACTAGTATCAGATTTAATTTTAGAGATGTTTTGTATTGATAAAAAGAATTTATTTAAAGATGATGAAGACAAGTGGGTTGAAAATACTGGCTCTGAAAGAGAAAAGCAGTTAATTGCATACTTTAAAGAGAAGGAAAGAAAGAAAAGAGAAAAGGAAGCATACCATTTATGTGATTATATAAACATAGTTCAAAACATAGATGTATATGTACCAATAGATGTGATTTTAAAAATGACTTATTGGCAGTTAATTAATGCTTATAAGACTAAGATACAATTTAAAAATTATAATGAAAGCTTAGGCTATGCATGGTCATTTAAATATCAAACTGATATGGATAAAATGAAGCATTGGTCTAAAGAAATAAAAATACCACTTAGCACTGTTAAATAGCAGTGTTATTTTTTATGCAAAAAATCAAGAAAATGAGAGGATGATTTTATAATATGAGATTGGCGATAAAAGATGCAAGTAATATGATTGTAAAAAATAAAACAACAGGAGAACCACTTTTTTACACAGCAGATTTAAATGCTTTTAACTTTAAATTAGATTCAGAGTCAGTTTATGCAAAAGCAAAAGGGGCAAATACAATAGCATTTGATGGAGCAATAACAGCAAGTTTAACACTTGAACAAGAGGTAATACAAATGCCACAACTAGCAATGTTATTGGCTTCTGATATGGTTGAAGAATCTGCTAAGGTTGGAAAAAGAAAACTATTAACTTCTGACAGTACTAAGAAAGTTACTTTGACAAATGTAAAACCAATTACTAATAGTATATCTGTATATAGTGTTGAAAAAGATGGTATATCTTTAGTTAAGAAATTACAGTTTACATCATCTGTAACAGGTTCTAACACAGAAATAACAATATCTACAGCTGATTTTAATGCAGGAGATAAAGTAGCAGTGTTTTACTTAGAGGAATTGCCAAAGGCAAAAGTTATAAAAATAAAAGAAGAGTCTACTGCTCCAAACTATGTAATAGAAGCAGATGTTATGGCTAAAACTGCTGATGGTGAATATATGGTATTATATATGACTATTCCAAATGCAAAAGCACAAAGAAGTATAGAGTTAAATCTTACTGCTGAAAATCCATCTGGATTTAATATGACACTAGATGTTTTACCAGATGAAAATAAAGAATATGTAACATTTGCATTTGTTGGAAATGAAGATGTTAGCCCTATTAGAATGGCTTCTATGTTAGGTGCTGAACTAATAGACGAAAAGGATGTTAAATCTAAGAAATAGTGAATTACCCTACTCTTGATTGAGTAGGGGTTATTTTTTTAAGTTTAAATATAATTTTAATCGGATTTGAACTTAAAAAAATGAAAGAAGGTGATAAATTGGTATTTTTAGATGATAAGTTTTTATTTGATAATATCTCAAGCGAATCTATGAACATCAAGTTGGTTACATTGGGTGATGATGATATTTTAAATGAATATGGGTTACCTTATGAAGAAGCAATTAAATCTGATAATACTTTTAATAAGAATCCTTGTTACTCGGAGGATGAAACTACTATTGAACCTATAACACTACAATTCTGTTTGTGTAGTGAGCATGGAGAAGCTTATGAGTGGGATGATTATACATTAGAAAATATATGCAATTGGTTTTGGCAGAGAGAATTTAAACCATTTATATCTTTTGACAATATAGAAGAAATCTATTATTTGAAGGCAAGAAAAATAATAAAAAAGTATACGAAAGATAAGAAAGGTGTATTAGAAATAGAGTTTCAGCCCTATACGAATTATGCATATAGAAATTTCCAAAAATCAATAACTGTTAAAGATACAAGGGAAATTAAACTAAATAATGTATCTAACGTAGATGAAGAATATGCTCCAGTGATTGATGTTGAATGTTTGGCAGAGGGAGATATAACTATTAGAAATGCTAGTATTAGTGATAATGAAGAAGATAGTTTAGTTATAAGTGGATTAGAATTAAATGAAAAAATAACAATAGATAATTTGTATTACACTGTTTTGAATAGTACTGGTGAGAATAGGTTTAATATTGTTAATAGAAAGTGGATTAGATTAAGAAGAGGTGTAAATATATTGAAGTTTACTGGAAACTGTAAAGTTTCTATTAAGTGTAAATATCCAATAATAAAATAAGGGAGAGATAGATATGGGTAGAATACAAGTAGATAAATTAATACAAGATGAAGTTAGAGCTATAATACCAATTATAGATGAGAATGGTAAAGAGGAATATATAGAAGTTAGAAATCCTGATAAAGAGACTAAAGAAGAAATATTAAATAAAATATGGGTTGGTATGGAGAATCCTGATTTAGCATTATCTCAAGAGGATATTCTTAAAATGTTAGTTGATAAGTTAACTAATATAGAGTTAAATATTGATATACAAGATGTGATAGATGGTAATATATCTAGTGAGTTAGAAACTGCGATGTATTACATAGGTC